CAACATCATCACCGTCAAGCTCACCTTCGGGTGAAGTGACAAATCCCATGATCGATGCGCCTGCACGCGCACGGATCACCGCCGCTTCCTCATAACCCTGAAGCTGATGCGCATCTGCCATCACTGGATGGAACCACGGCACACCGCGATGTTGCTGCGGACGCTCGGGGATGAACAGATGAATCACATCCTCAGCAGGCAGGAATACATGCTTCCCACCTTTCTCGGGCGCATTCTGGAACCAATAGTCGCCTGGATGCCGCGTCAGGAATGCGTACCGCACTGGGCGGCCCCATTCATTGATCTCCACACCCATCCGCCATTCATTCCCCTTGGCGAGGGTTGGTCCCTGATATTCCTCATCCAACACATCGGCTTCAAGCATCTCAAGCGCCAATGGCACTCGGCTGCCACCAAACGGACGGCGGATAATCCTGAATAGCGCCTCGCCAGATTCCGGCAATGCACCAACAGCCAGCCACTCCATCATGTGGAAACTATGCCGACCAGCAACATCACAATGCTGCGCTCGGCACCACATATTCCATTTCTGTTCAATCAGGCGGTTGACCTGCTCATTCGGCTTCCGCGTCCGAACCTGCTGCACCTGAGACTGCAGCTTGATACCCGATCCAACAACATTGATCTGCGTTGTCCGCTTCGCCTGCTTGGCGTACGGGTTGTTCCGCACCATCTCGCGGCTGCGGTCACGCAGTTTCCGCAAACTGGTCCGAATCTCAGCATCAGCACTCGCCTGTGATGACATCCAGTCATTCGTCAGGCGCGAAATCATTGCACCCGCATAAGCACGCCGACGACGACGTGGCTCCTCACGCGGAATTGGCTGTAGCCCAAATCGCCGTAGCAGTCTTGTGCGGAATCCCATCAGCCTTGGTTAAACCGGACGTAAAGGTTATGCGGATCGCCGAGACCAGAAGCAATCAGTTTTGCTTTGTTCTCTTTAGCCACAACTGACTTTAGCCTTGATTCAAGCTCGATCAACTCAGACAGGTCATATCGCTTCAGGTTTCTGTTGCCGATCCGATACTCGGAAACAGCACCGCCACTAATCAAGCTGCGAATCGCAGCTTGCACTGCATCCAAATCCTGCTGTGCTTGAGTGCGACCATCGAATGCGCCAGGTACACCCGAGTAAGCCAGCGATGCCTTCACCTCAATCTGGCCGCGACTGTATTCCTGTGTGGCGCCATCGCTAATAGCAGTTGCAACAGCTTGGAAGTACCAGCCAGTACTGGCATCCATCGTTGTTGTTACCGCAGCCGACAGCGTGGTCCTCCAGCCGCTGTTATACGCAACTGCAACTGCAGTTACACCCTCGCCAGCAGTATTCAGCCTGAAGTAATAAGTAAGCGTATGCGTGGTGCTCGTTACCGCAGTGCCAAATACATCAACGGTCTCGACATCAGTCCACACCGCATCCACGCCACTTGTTATGGACGGTGGGATTGACATCGACAAAAATATCACCTGATACGCCGAAGTCTAGCTCCTACCACTGTTTTATGAAACTCCTTCCGCTACGCGGCACAGCAGCAGACGCACGCTTGGCTTTTCGCTCCTCTGGTGGCTTTTCCATCTGATCCCACAGTGTTCGGCGATCTTTCACCTGATACACCCGATTCAACGCAGCGTACGCATACACCAGTTCGTCAAGCGCTTCGTTCCTTGCGCTGCTCTTCTTCACCCACACCCGCTCGGGGAAACCATTCCTGAAGCGCATGATCTGCTTCTCTGCTGTCAGCTCCTGGAAGTAATCCTCCCCAACCGTTGGATAGAAATGCAAATATCCCGCACCAGGCTCGTTGTGCTTCAACCGCCCGAACAACAATGATTTCACTGTGTCCGAACCAACCGGAAACACCTGAGCACCTTTCTTCAACGTCTTTCCCTTTGCATTTAGGTCCACCTTGCTTGCCTTACCGATCGGTGGCTTGTTCTTCTGCGACATACCCTTGATCGCAATCACACCCATGCTCTGGCGTTCTCTTGCGTACTGATACACCTCAGCGGTGTGGTGGCCGCCGGAGTCAATCGCAGTCACCATCGGCGTCAGCTTTCGATCGCCATCACCCTCGTATGGCGCCTGCAAAATCTCATCCAACTGCTTCCACACATCCGGCCTGCTCGGATCGCCGTAAATTTTCACGCGATCAATCAGCCACCCTTCTTCTTCGCGGCCCCATCCCCACACACTCAAGCTGAGTCGATCGTCCTGCACGTCACAACCAATCGTCAGCAGCAGTGCTTCACTCGGCACCTGGCGATGCTGATACTCCTCAGATGCCGCACGCTCACCCAACGCATCCGCACCAACCTTCGACGCATACTCGTCCTCCCATGTCTCACCAAGCACCGTGTTGACAAACGTCTTCAACTGCTCCGCATCATTCTTCGCATCAAGGAATTCCTCGACCAAGTTTTGCCATGTCGCATTCGGGCTGTAGCTATACGCCGCCCAAATATGAAACGACACATGCTTACCATTACCAGGCGCGGTGGGCCGCCACTCGCCGCGCTCCACCATCCAACGCTTCTTCGCTGCTGGGATCCACACGCCGCATCCCTCGCACGCATAGCTCGCAGTATCAGGATCATTGTCCAACCACTTCATATTTGCCCACTGTCAGGGCAGGGCACGAAATATCGCCGCTGATCACCCTGATGAAACATCCGCTCCACACGACTGAAGTCCTTCACCGTTGGCGTTGATCCCGCCACGATCTTCCGGTTCCAGTAATACTCGGTTCGACGAATACCAAGCTTGATCTGGTCGCCTTCAGTACCAGCCGAAGGTGGATAACCATCAATCTCGTCAAACAACACGACCCGGCGGCTAACACGACGGAAGCCACGTGGACTATTAGCACCAACCAAACTCAAGCTCCCGCCTGGGAACTGCTTCTGCAGAATTGTGTTCGCGCCATCCTTTGCTTTCGCTTCGCTCACCAAGCCACGCAAGCAAGGTGTATCTCGCAGCATCGGCGCAATCTCTTCTTTGGAGTAGCCCTGCGCATCCTCAATTGTGGGCTGCACGATCATGATCGGGCACGGATCCTGGTGCACGTGGTAAGCCGCAACGTGGTTCAGGATCTTCGAGTACCCAACACGGGCAGATTTCATCACCGTGATCTGCTCGATGGTCGGATCGGTGATAGCATCCATGATTCCCTTCTGATAAGGGAGCGTGTGCCATCTGCCGCCCTCTGCGCTTGATTCTGAACTCAAATACGCATAAGTATCGGCCCATTCGCTTAAAGTCATCTTTTTTGGCGGTTTAAACGCCGAAAATGCTGCTTTTTTGAGCTTCTGTATGTTATTCATCGTCAACAGCAAGGTCTTCTAAGGCTTCACGCACAATATCATCCAACGCGCCAATCGCGTCTGTATCCAAATCAGGTATCCGCTGTTTTGCCTTGGTCGGTATTCCTAACAGCTTGGTTCTTGCGCGGGTGATAATCTCTACCCACTCATGTTCTACGTCTTCAGCCTTAACGAGCAAACCCTCTTTCTGTTGGCGCTCAAGCTCAAGCAGCTCTGCCTTCAAGTGTTCCGTTCTGGCGCGAGACTCGTCATAATCAGGGATCGCTTCACTTGTTTTGCTAATCCTTTCTTGCTCTTTCGGTGCCATTCGCTCCTCCTTGCTTCGTAGCGGCTTCTTGGCTCGGCCCTCGCCAGGTGGCTTTGGACCCATTCCAATTCTGGTCTGGGTATTGCGAGCCCACTCCTCACGCATTGTCTCGCTATTCACTAACGGCTTGCCGTCCCGACCAGTAACAACAGAAAGGCGACCTGTTTTTACTGCGGCATATACAGCTTCGGCACTAACACCTAATGCGCGGGCCGCTTCTGCGCGTGTGATTAACGCCATGACATAGTTACGATCAAGTCAATATAGCGCACACCAAATATCTGTGGTAAAATGGCCGATTTTGCAAATTCGGTCCTTGGAGTAACTATGCGTGTATGCGCATCGAAACAACTTTTTGCGCAGATGCCTACCTGAACGGAGCGACTCGAATACCTT